CGGAGAGTTTGACAGCCTGCAATGGGTAATCGTCGGATCCGAAACCGGAAACCGAAGGAACAAGATAACCCCGAAGCTCGAATGGATAGAATCGGTGATCACGGAGGCAAGACGCGCCGGAACGCCCCTGCTTATGAAGGACAGCAAGGAGCTGCGCGAGATTTGGAAGGGCGACCTCATTCAAGAGTTTCCCGCCAGTCTTCAGCACGAGGAAATCCCCGTCCCGCATTGCAGCGAATGCGAGCACCTGAAGACCACAGAGCGCCACTATGACCCGTCCAAGGAAGTAACCGCAATGAACCACTTCTGCACCGCTGAGACAGCCGTGCGGCGCGTAGGAGGCAGATACGCGAGAACCTCCCCGCCGTGGTGCCCGAAGCGCAAAGGAGGCGACGAAAAATGATAGGCTTCATCATCGGGCTCATCGTCGGCGAGCTTTCCGCCCTCTTCGTTTTCGCTTTCGGTAGTGCCAACAAGGAACCAAAGCCGCCCGGAAAGAAGCTGGTGTACATCGCCAGCCCGTACCGAGGCGACAGAAAAAGAAACCTGCGGAAAGCAGAAAAATACACCAGAGCGGCGCTCGACGCCGGAGCCATACCGATAACGCCCCACCTGTTCTACAGCACCGTCCTCAACGACGACAACCCAGAGCAGCGCGAGCAAGGCATGGCAGCAGGAACCGACCTCCTTCTCCGCTGCGACGAATTGTGGGCATTCGGAGAGCCGAGCGAAGGAATGAAGGCGGAAATCGCCGCCGCAGAGCAAGCAAAAATACCAGTCAAATATCACTCCGAGGCTGGCGGAAGAAAGGGAGAAACATGAACAAGTGCATTTTTATGGGACGCCTCGGAAACACGCCGGAGCTGAGAACGACAAAAAGCGGAGTGTCGGTCTGCACGTTCACCCTCGCCGTTGACCGACCGAAGGTCAAGGACAAAGAGGATGAAACAGACTGGCCGACCATCATCGCGTGGAGGAACAAGGCGGAATTCGTCGCCAGATACCTCACCAAAGGACGCAAGGTGTTGGTGACAGCGCAAGCCCGAACGCGAAGCTACGAAGACAAGGACGGAAAGACACGGAAGGTCACAGAATTCTATGCGGACGATATCGAATTCTGCGACAAGAAACCGGAAGCCGGAGCGACCGGCGAACCCATGAACCAACAAACGGCAGCGCCGGAGGGCTTCACCGAGTGCGAAGACCCGGACGGCGATCTGCCATTCTAAAGCGAAGGAGGCAGGCAATATGAACAGTAAAGAACTTAGCGCAGGAGCCGCGAACTATGTCGCCATGAGCAGCCGTATCATGGAGATTTCCGTCCAGCGCGGCATCGAGGCGGGCGTGAAGGCAGCGATGGACTACATCACGGAGGAACGGCAGTCTCAAAAGAAAGGACGCTGCGACCGGCGACTCCGCAATACCCGGCTGTTGCTGAAGAATTACCGCTCCCTCAGTCACTACGCAAAGGGCGCGGTTTATAAAGCCAGTCAGATGAAGGAAAGCGCCGTCGACATTCTGGACGGGCTCGACGACTACGCCTTTGACGATAGCCTTTACATCGAGAGCATCAAAAAGAGCCAGCAGCGCACGCTCATCATTCTGAAGCACATCGACGAAATGCTGAATTACTTTCAGATAGACTGCGAGCGCAGCGAGAAGGACGAAATCATGCGTCAGTACAGAATCATCGTCGCGTATTACATCGCCGAAGACAGGAAAAGTGCCGACGAACTGGCGGAGATTGAGCACATCGAAAGGCGGGCGGTTTACAAGGATATCAACAAAGCCATGCAGCCGCTTTCTGCCCTTATCTTCGGCATTGACAGCATGAAGCTGTACTGAGGAAAGCACCGTGCAAGTATGTGGCTTCCATCGGACATAACACGGAAGCCCCGCAGGACACAAACCGGACATTTACAGGACACTAAGAAAATGATAAAATGATAGCATGGAGGAATCAGAAAATGGCAAAAAAGAAGCCGAAAAACACCTTCATCGAGATCGACTACAGCACCGAGGCAACGCCACGAGCAACCACACCGGACGACGTGCCGGTCTTCTGTGCTCACGACGAAATCGTGCCGATAGAGAAAGCGATCCCGAACCCGAAGAACCCCAACCAGCACAACGCAGACCAGATCGCAAGGCTGGCGCAAATCATCGAAGCCACAGGCTGGAGAGCGCCGATAACCATCAGCAAGCGGTCTGGCTTCATCGTAAAAGGACACGGACGGAGGCTCGCCGCCATAGAGCGCGGCTGGAAGAACGTCCCCGTGGACTACCAAGACTACTCCTCTGAAGCGGAGGAATGGGCAGACCTTATCGCTGACAACCGCCTCGCGGAGCTTTCAACGATAGACAACACGCTGCTCATTGACATGATCGGCGACATGGACAGCGGCGAAGTGCCGCTCACCATGACCGGATACAGCGAGGAAGACCTCGCGGATATAATCGCCTCGCTCGAAGGAGCGGACGACACCGAGGACGACAAGGCGGACGCCGTGAGCGTCCCCGACAACGTCCCGATGAGCAGAGCCGGAGACATCTGGTGCCTCGGCTCCCACCGCCTTCTGTGCGGCAGCGCGACCGACAAGGAAGCCGTCGCCAAGCTGATGGACGGAGAGAAAGCCCAGATGGTCAACACAGACCCGCCCTACGGCGTGAGCTACGAAACCCAGAGCGGCAAGTTTGACATGATCAAGAACGACGACCTCACCGGAGACGACCTGATGGCGACGCTGCTCATTCCGGCGTTCAAGAATTACGTCGAGAACACGGAGCCGGACGCAGCCTTCTACATCTGGCACGCCAGCAGCACGCGCCGCGACTTTGAGGACGCCATGACAGCCGCAGGCATCGTCGAGAAGCAATACATCATCTGGGTAAAGACCGCGCCTGTCCTCGGACACGCGGACTACCAATGGGCACACGAGCCGTGCTTCTACGCAGAGAAAGCCGGGAAAAGCGCACACTTCTACGGCGACCGCAGCCAGCGCACAACGTGGAAAGCCGTCCTGCGAGACGCAGACGGAACCGCTACCGTGCTGACCGGAGGCGTCGTCCTCACAGACGGAGCCGGAAACAAGGTCTACCTTGCCGACAAGCCGCCGAAGGGAAAGAAAATCCGCTACATCAGGCTGAGCGAAGGACGCAGCGTCTGCCTTTACCCCGAAGGCAAGATGAACACCGTCTGGGAGCTGAGCCGAGAAACCGGAACAGAGCACCCGACACAGAAGCCGGTCGAGCTGGCCGTCAGAGCCATCGACAACAGCACGAAGCCAGGAGACCTCGTTCTGGACTTCTTCGGAGGGAGCGGAAGCACCCTCATCGGAGCGCAAATGACCGGACGCAGAGCCAACCTCGTGGAGCTCGACCCGCGATATTGCGACGTCATAGTCAACCGATACGTCCGGTTCACCGACAATCTCGGCGTGACCTGCCTCCGGAACGGAGAGACGCTGCAATACACCCAGCTCAAGCAGGAGAACGAAAAAGCCAACGCAATCGCGGGGGGGGGGCTCTAATTGCCTTAATTAGACGAGCCGCCCTGCGAGCAATCGCCATCACCCGCAGAATAATAACAGCCATCAAGGGCAGGTAACCGAGAGAGACGGTGCCTGCCCTTTTCGTGCAGAAAGGAGGCAGAGAGATGGCAGACACAGAAAAAGAGAAACGCCCGGCACCCGCCGAGGTGTGGGATCAGCAGCCCGAAGAAAACGCCTCGCAGTATTTCAAGTTTTGTCGGTACCGCGACATGAAATACATCGGGCAGAACGGAGAGCAGCTGGACGGCATCAAATCCCCATACGGGAAGCGGAGCCTTCGCGTGCTTGCACAGCAGCTCGGCATGAAGACGCACAAGACAATCGGCGTCCTTGCCGCCCGCTTCCACTGGCAGGAGCGCTGCGAAGCCTATGACTTGGATATAGACCGCCAAGCGCGGGAGCAGGCGCAGAGAGCCATCCTGAAGATGCGGAAAGACCACGCAGACCTCGCAGCCCAGATGGTCAAGAAAGCCGCAAAGCGCCTCCTCACCATACCGGAGGAAGAACTCAGCGCCGCCGACATCGTGCGCCTGGTCGATGTTGGAGTAAAAATCGAGCGCCTGTCCCGTGGGGAATCCACGGAGAATAAGCAGATAAGCGGAGAGGCAACGGTGAACCATTCCGGCACCGTTACGGTCAAGGGCGACCCGAACGCCCTGAGCCTTTCCGACTTGTCAGATGAGGAGCTGGAACAGCTTGAAGGACTTCTGGAAAAGCTACATCCAGAATCCGTCGTTTGATATTGCGGCGATGCGGGCTGCGCTGCAGAGGGAAAAAGCCGAGCGGTACCTACCGGAATTCATCAAGCAAGCGTGGTCTGTTATCGAACCAGGCACGCAATACGTCGACAGCTGGCACATCCACCTCATAGGCGAATACCTGCAGGCGGTCAACGAAGGACAAATCAAGCGGCTGATCGTCAACATACCACCGCGACACATGAAGTCAATCGAAGCCACCGTCTGCTACCCAGTATGGACGTGGATAAAGAACCCAGAGAAGCGCTTCATCAAGGTTAGCTATTCGGACAATTTGAGCCGAAAGCACAACGTGCTTTCAAGAGATATTATCCGCTCTCCGTGGTTCCAATTGAACTGGGGGGACAGGTTCGCTCTAAAGGACGATGTCAACCGGCAGAACGAATTCAAGAACGACAGCCACGGAATGATGTTCTCCACCAGCGTCGGCGGCAGCATCACCGGCGAAGGCGGCGACGTTATCATCGTGGACGACCCGCAGAACCCGCTCATGGCAAACAGCGAGACGGAGCGGCAGGCAGGAATAAACTTCTTCAAGAACACCCTGCAGACCCGACTCAACGACCCGAAGAAGGGCTGCTTCATCATCATCATGCAGCGCCTTCACGAGAACGACCTGACCGGATACATCCTCGCGGAGGAGCTGGGATACACCCACCTGTGCCTACCGGCAGAGGCGGAAAAGCACACCGTTATTCACTTCCCAATCAGCGGGAAGGAACTCATCAGGGAGGAAGGCGACATCCTGAACCCTGAACGCTTCGACAAAGGCACCCTCGAAAGCCTGAAGCGCAGCATGGGCAGCGTCCAGTATGCCGGACAATTCCAGCAGACGCCAGCACCGGCAGAAGGCGTAATCTTCCACCGAGAATGGCTTCAGAACTTCTACAAGACGCCGCCGAACACCAACGACATACAGAGCTGGGATATGGCATTCACCAAGAGCGAAGGCAGCGCAAAGGTCGCAGGCTTCGTGATGGGACGCCACGGCAGCGGCATCTACATCAAAGACCTTGTGAACGACAAGATGAGTTTCACCGAGAGCGTGACGTCCGTCCGTACCCTTTCCGGAAAGTGGC